CATCGGCTTTGGTCTACAAAGGCACTTGGAACGCAAGCACCACCACGCCCGCGCTGGCATCTGGTGTTGGTACAGCGAACAGCTTTTACATCGTGTCGGTCGCTGGCACCACGACCTTGGACGGCATCAGCAACTGGGGGGTGGGTGACTGGGCTACGTTTAACGGCACGGCCTGGCAGCGGGTTGAGGGAGGCGCAGCGGGTAACTTCACTGACCTGACTGCTTCTGGTTCTGTAACCCTCTCAGGCGGCACAGCCAACGGTGTGGCCTACCTCAATGGCTCCAAAGTCCTGACCACTGGGTCTGCGCTGACGTTTGATGGGACGAATCTCGGTATTGGGACGAGTTCGCCGGGGGCGTTGCTGCAAGTTGCAGGAGGTGCAAACCCTTATCTTGTGCAGAACTCAGGTCGTGCTGTTTACGGCATTGACATCCAAGCCACAGCGGGGGCTTCAGGCGCATTTGGCGGGGCGCTTTCTTTTGGTGCTGGTTCAGTAGGTAGAGCCGCAATTGCAGCGGTTCAAGGCACTACTGATGCAGATGCCGTAGGAATTACCTTCTTTACACATAATAGTGGCACAGGCGCTGCTGATGCAGTTGAAGCCATGCGCATCGCCAGCGCAGGCAACGTAGGTATTGGCAACACTAGCCCTTTTGCATCATACCTTGATGTAGGTGATGCCGCTTCTACTTCTACAATGGACGCTAATGGCTCAGGCCAGTTTCGCATTCGCGGTGGCACTCAGGCGCTTGCTTTTGCGATTGAAAGCGTAAATCTTGCAACGATTTACACAAACAGCAACTCAGGCGCATTAGCGTTTGGCACAAACGAAACAGAACGCCTCCGTATCACCGTCGCAGGTAACTTGTTGGCGGGTACAACGAGTGCGAGAACAGCGGGCGGGATAACACCAGCACTGCAAGTCGAAAGCACCACAGTAAACGGCGGCTCTCAGTACCTGACCGTCAACAACGCAACAGCGGCAAACTCGCCAATTCTTCAGCTTAACCGCTCTCGCGGCACTGCGGTTGGAGATGTAACGGCTGTGGCTTCTGGCGATACTTTGGGACGAGTGTTTTTTGCTGGGGCAGATGGCACGGGGCTTATCAGCGCAGCCAGCATATCGGCAGCAGTTGACGGCACTCCGGGCACAAACGATATGCCGGGTCGTCTTGTATTCAGCACTACTGCTGATGGCGCAAGCTCCCCCACCGAACGCCTCCGCATCGACAGCGCAGGTAACGTAGGTATTGGGACGAGTTCGCCTTCAGCATCAGCCATCCTAGACGCTCAAAGCACCACCAAGGGCGTGAGGATGCCCAACATGACCACGACACAGAAGAACGCTATTGCTTCTCCTGCTGCGGGTCTGATGGTGTATGACACCACCTTGGCAAAACTTTGTGTTTACACAACAGCATGGGAAACCATCACTTCACTTTAACCCCCAAAAGGACTCATCATGACCATCTACAACTGGACGATCTCAACCACAAACTACGAAGTCTCCAACGGCTTCATAACCTGCGCCCACTGGACTGCTTCTGCGGAAGATCAGGGCTTCACAGCCTCCATCTACTCCACTTGCAGCTTTGCCGCTGCTGAACCAAGCATCCCCTACGCCGATGTAACCATGCAAGAAGTGCTGGACTGGTGCTGGGCAAACGGCGTGGACAAAGACGCTACCGAAGCTGCTCTGGCTCAGAACATTGAGTTGCAGAAGAACCCTGTGACTGCTACTGGTACTCCTTGGAGCGCAGCATGAACTTAAACCTTGAACCAAACGAAGTGCAATTCATCTTGCAGGTCTTGGGTGAGATGCCAGCGAAATCTGGCGTGTGGCCTTTGATCGTTAAGATTCAAGAGCAGGCAAAAGCAGCAGAAGCCCCACAGCCGGAGTAAGCATGATCCCCGACATCTCCCACCGTGAAATCTACGACCGCTTGCTTGCTGTCGAAACCAAAGTAGACCGCATCGAGCAAAATACGGAAGGCGTGGTCAAGGCGTTTGAGGCTGCTCAAGGCGCGTTCACGGTGCTGGAGTGGTTCGGTAAACTTGCCAAGCCTATCCTGTGGATTGGTGGTCTTGTAGCCGCTGCTGGCATCGTCTGGCAAAACGTGAAACTCAAATGAAAGACTGGGCCGTTAGCTTCATCGCGGCGGCCCTTCTTTGTGGGCTGGTGGTCTGGTGCGCCAAAGTGTTTGTTGAGGTGCTGCTGTGATTGTTGAGTTGATGGCCGCGAACGCGGCGTTTTCCGTGATCAAGCAAGCCCTAGCCAACGGCAAGGAGTTGTCTGCGCTCGGCTCACGGGTGTTCGACTACTTCGACAACAAGGCGATCATCCAAGAAAGAGCCACCAAGAAGGGCGGCGGCTCCGACATGGAAGAATTCATGGCGCTTGAGCAACTGAACGCGCAAGAAGTTGAGTTGCGTGAACGGATGGTCTACGCTGGCAGGCCCGGCATGTGGGAGGATTGGCAGAAGTTCCAAGCCGCTGCTGCCCGTAGGCGCAGGGAAGCCAAGGAAGAAGCCGCCAGAGAAGCAAAGAGGCGGCAGCAACAGCTTGAGGACATGGTTGAATACATAGCCATCGGTGTGGGGGTTGTTATCCTGGCTGCCCTGCTGGTGGGCGGCTTCGTTCTTTACATGAAGCACCTGAGATGAGCGAAAAGCCTGAGTCCATTATTGACAAGGTGCTGACCTATGTGGACTCGCCGTGCAAGCTGTTTGCCATCCTCATCATGGGCGTGGTGGCCTTTGCCGGGTACTTCCTTTGGCAGAACCAGACCTTCATGTTTGACGCTTACAAGGAATCGAAGAAGCTGCCAGAGATCAATGATGCAAGGGCCGATGATGCCAGTTCAATGCTGCTGAAAAAGACGAGCGCAACCGTGGTGGCGGTGTTCAAGGTCAACCCGCTGTTCAACAGCCGGGTGCTATACAAAGCCTACACCAAGGACGGGCGCGACAAGACAATTGAAGACATTGATGTGGGCCTGTTCAGCCAAAACTCTGCCAACAACGCAGATGTGGTCAAGCTGATGACCAACGAAATCCCTTGTGGCGACTACCGCTACGCTCAGTCTGAAGTGGGCCTGTGGTACTTAGATAAGGGTGTGACGTTCACCTGCCGGGTCAGCGTACCGCCGGACTCGCATCGGTTTGTTGGACAGGTCACGGTCGGGTGGGCAGAGCCGCCGACAGACATTCAACAGGTAAAATTCATGCTGGAGATCGCCAGCGCCATGCTAACCAAAAGGGGTAATTGATGCTTTCACTATTCTCAACTCTTGGGGGTCTGCTGATCTCCGGCCTGCCAAAGCTGCTGGAGTACTTCCAGAACAAGGCTGATCAAAAGCATGAATTGGCCCTAGCGCAGATGCAGACCGAGCGCGAGCTGCAAATGGCTGCCGCTGGTTTTGCTGCGCAGGCCAAGATCGAGGAAATCCGCACTGAGCAGGTCGCCATGCAGACCCAAGCACAGATGGCTGAGGCCGAGGCTGGCATGGTGCAAGGCGCTCAAGAGCACGACAAGGCAGTGCTGGCCAAGGCATCCACATGGGTGGCTAACTACGTGGGAACCGTGCGCCCGACAGTGACCTACATCTTTGTCGCTGAGTTGGTCGCCATCAACACCTTCCTGTGCTTTTACCTATGGCAGCACCCCGGCTTGATTACCAGCATAGACGATGTGCTGCGCTATGCCGACATTATCTTCAGCGCCGATGAGATGGCAATGCTTGGCGGCATCATCGGCTTTTGGTTTGGCTCTCGCGGCTGGAGCAAGAAGTGAAAACTTCGGACAAAGGCATCCACTTGATGCACGAATTTGAGGGCTACCGAAACAAGCCCTACAAATGCAGTGCAAAAATCTGGACTGTTGGGTGGGGCCACGCCATGTATGGCGATCAGTTGCGCCTGCCTAACGTGCGTACTGGGACTTACACCGGGATGATCCGTGATGACTACCAACTCAAACCCGAAGACAGCCGGGTCTGGTCGAAAGAGGAACTGGTTGAAATTTTCAAAGATGACCTCGTTTCTTTTGAACGCAGTGTTCTTCGACTTGCTCCCAATCTGGCTGGCCATCAGTGCAAGTTTGACGCTTGTGTCGCTCTGGCCTTCAATGTAGGCTCGGGCAACTTCCAGCGCAGCACCATCCGCCAAAAGATTCTGCGGGAAGACTGGGACGGCGCTGCCGAGGCGTTCTTGGCTTGGTCCAAGGCTGGCGGGAAAGTCCTGCCGGGTCTGGTGCGCCGCCGCAAGGCAGAGATTGCTTTATTCCTATCGTGAGAAACACATGACACCAGAACTACAAAAGTACTACGAAGCCAGATTTGACCTGTTCTCCCAGGATGGCTGGCTTGACTTGATGGAAGACGTAGAGACAATGTTAGACGCGATGAACAACGTCTCTACCATTGCGGATGAAAAAAGTCTACAATTTCGCAAAGGCGAGATTTCTATCCTGACTTGGCTGAAAACCCTGAAAGGGGTCAGCGAACGAGCATACGAGGATTTGAATGAAAAGAATGTTTGAATTTGTCTGCGATTGCGGGCAGCGCACTGAGGCACTGGTGGATTATGAGACCGCCAGCGTGCAGTGTGGGTGTGGGGGGCTTGCCCACCGCATCATAAGCGCACCGAAGTTTAACCTTGAAGGTTGGTCTGGTCACTTTCCCTCCGCTTACGGACGGTTTGAGAACAGACACACTGAGAAGTTGAGCGCCGAGCGCAAAGCCAACTCATAAGCGCCCAGCGCCGAGTTGATTATCCTACAACCATTTTGGCAGGAACATAAATATGTTGATTGACAATGAATCTGAGCCGCTAGGCGAACTCGAAATTGAAGAAGCTAAATCCGATCTTCCTGAGAAATACAGGGCCAAAAGTTTGGAAGAAGTTGTGCGGATGCACCAAGAGGCTGAAAAGCTGATTGGCAAGCAGGCCCAAGAGGTCGGTGAAGTCCGTAAATTGGCAGACGAGTTGCTCAAGCAAAACCTCGGGTCTAAACAACAGCGTATTCAGGAGGAAGAACCTGAAGTTGACTTTTTTGAGAACCCTCAAAAAGCAGTTCAATCGACCATTGATAGACATCCCGATGTTGTCGCGGCCCGCCAAGCTGGCCAAGATTTCAAACGGATGCAGATTCAGCAAAAGCTGGTGCAGGATCACCCCGACTACTCCCAAGTGGTCAATGATTCTGAGTTCCAAAACTGGGTGAAGTCTTCACCCGTGCGACTGGGACTCTACGCAAAAGCCGATGGTGAGTTTGACTATGATTCGGCGAATGAGTTGTTGTCCACCTTCAAGCAACTTCGCGGCGTCAAGGCCAAGGAATCCGATCAGGCGAGCACCGCTGCACGGACCAAGAGCATGAAAGCCGCGCAAGTCGATGTGGGTGGCTCTGGCGAGAGTTCAAAACGAGTCTATCGAAGGGCCGACCTCATTCGTCTCAAGATGACAGACCCGGCAAGGTACGAAACACTGAGTGATGAAATCATGCAGGCGTACTCTGAAGGGCGTGTACGGTAATTTAACTTTGGAGCTTTTAACATGGCAAACACCGCTTTTTCCCCCACCAATTCGGTAACCGTTACCTCCGCAGCGAACTTCATCCCAGAAATCTGGTCTGATGAAATCGTTGCTTCTTACAAGAAAAACCTCGTCTTGGCCAACCTGGTCAAGAAGATGTCTTTCAAAGGCAAGAAGGGTGATACCGTCAACATCCCTAGCCCAGCCCGTGGCAACGCCTCGGCCAAAGCCGCTACTGATGCCGTGACTCTGATTCCAGAGAGCGACACCCAGATTCAGGTGCTCATCAACAAGCACTTTGAATACAGCCGCTTGATCGAAGACATCGTTGAAGTGCAATCCCTGACATCGCTGCGTTCCTTCTACACAGAAGACGCTGGCTATGCCTTGGCCCGCCGCCTCGACACTGACTTGGTTCAGTTGGGCCGCGCCTTCAACGGCGCTACCATCGGCACTGACGACTACGCAACCAGCGCCAGCTCCACAAAGGCTTACGTTGGTTCGGACGGCACCACTGCCTACAACAGCGCCAGCTCCAACGCTGCTGCTTTGACTGATGCTGCTATCCGCCGCACCATCCAGCGCCTGGACGACAACGACGTTCCTATGGACGGTCGTTTCTTCCTGATCCCTCCTTCGAGCCGCAACACCCTGATGGGTCTGGCCCGTTACACCGAGCAAGCGTTCATCGGCAACGGCGACGCTATCCGCAACGGTGAAATCGGTCAGTTGTACGGTATGGCTGTGTTCGCTTCTTCCAACGCCGACACTGGCGCTGGTAACAGCACCACTGACCGTATCTGCCTGATGGGTCACAAGGACTCGATGGTGTTGGTTGAGCAGATCGGCATCCGTTCGCAGACTCAGTACAAGCAGGAATACCTCGGTACCCTGTTCACTGCTGACACTCTGTACGGCGTGAAGGCTCTGCGCACTGCCGCGTCTTCATCGGCTGCTAACGCATCCGGCGCTTACGCTTTGGCTGTACCAGCCTAATGAATAGCCCCCGGCCACAAGCTGGGGGCATCTTTTTCTAGGAGATTCAAATGGCTGCTGCAACCGCAATTACTTCCCGTCGGGGAAATGACCAATTCCGAGGTCTGTTTACAGACACTTGGGATATTACCGCCACGCTGGACTCTGCGTCTGTTGGCATTGCCGGAACTGCTACGGACACCGTTGCGGTGCCTGGCGTCGCGCTTGGCGACATGGTTCTAGGTATGTCGATTGGTGTTTCTGAAGCAGGTTTAGTTCGTAGGGCTTACGTTTCCGCTGCTAACGTGGTGACAATCGCGACCTACAACCCCACTGGGGCTGCTGTTGACTTGGCGTCCACTAGGCTGCAACTTGTTGTTGCTCGGGCGGTGGTCTAAACGACAGGGGGCCATGTGCCCCCTTTCTACAGAAAGAAAATCATGGCTACATTTCGTTGTTTGACAAGTGGTAATACGGTGACGTTCACGCAGCAACACGACATTGACTCGATGCGCGGCCACGGCGGCTATGTGCGCGTGGATGACCAGGGCGAAGTGCTCCCGGCCCCGCCGGATAGCAAAGAGTTGCCAATGACGGCCCCAGTGCCCGTCAAGCGCATGGGCCGCCCGCGCAAAGCAGTAACTATTTAAGGAGGACATCATGCCAATGGTCGGAACAAAGAAGTTTGCCTACACACCCAAGGGCAAAAAAGAAGCCAAAGAGATGTCGATGAAGTTGGGCAAGCCTGTCAAGTCCATGCCTGTTCGCGGCTCACGCACGGCAACCAACAAAGCCAAAAAAGGCTACTGATGAAGCCCGGCCTCTACGCCAACATCGCAGCCAAGAAAGACCGCATCAAAGCGGGTTCTGGCGAGAAGATGCGAAAGCCCGGCGCCAAGGGCGCTCCAACAGCAGCCGCCTTCAAGGCTGCTGCCAAGACGGCGAAAAAGAAATGAAAACCCCCGCCTGGCAGCGCAAAGAAGGACAGTCCAAGACCGGAGGCTTGAACGCCAAGGGTCGGGCGTCTTATAATGCGGCAACCGGGGGCGATCTCAAAGCCCCCGTGAAGTCGGGCGACAACCCAAGACGGGCCTCCTTCTTAGCACGCATGGGCAATACGCCTGGGCCTGAGATGAAAGACGGTAAGCCCACCCGGCTGCTCTTGTCTCTGAAGGCTTGGGGCGCATCGTCCAAAGAGGATGCTAAGTCCAAAGCCAAGGCGATCTCCGCAAGGAACAAGAAATGAGACCCATATCTGTCGGCATCAACCCCACCGCTGGGACGACCACCACGGTCTACACCGTGCCGACGGGTTACTACGCGCTGTTCAATCTGCTGTACGTCCACAACACGGGCAGCAGCACCAAGCACATCACTGTGCAGTGGTATGACGCCAGCGCGGCTGCCACAATCGACATCTTGACGGCAGTGACTTACACCAGCAAGGTGTACACACAGTTTGACAACGCCTATGTGGTTTTTGAAGAAGGCGACCAGTTGCGCGTCACACCAGAATCAGGCAGCGCGTTTTCGATCATCGCAACCTTTGAACAAATCGGATTGACACGCCAATGACCTACCTTCAACTCATCAACGATGTGCTGGTCCGACTGCGCGAGACGCAGGTGTCATCCAGCAACGAAACAACCTACTCCACCCTGATCGGGCGGTTTGTCAACGACGCCAAGCGCCAGATCGAGGACTCGTTCAATTGGAACGTGCTGGGGCAGACGGTGACGATCACCACGACACCGGGCACCTACATTTATTCGCTGACTGGCTCCGGCCAGAAGTTCCAGGTGATGGACGCGCTCAACACGACCGCCAACGTGGGTATGCAGAACATCAGCTTCGTGCAGATGAACCGCTTTCAGAACTTGGTGCCCGCGATCAGTGGCATCCCCGAATACTATTCCTTCGACGGCGTGGACGGCAACGGAGACACCAAGGTCGTGCTGTACGCCCGTCCAGATAACGTCTACGTCCTCCCATTTGCCCTGACTGTGCCTCAAGCACCTTTGTCGGCTGACAACACGCTGGTGATGGTGTCTGACGCGCTGGTGGTGCAAAACGCCTATGCCCGTGCTCTGGTCGAGCGCGGCGAGGACGGCGGCTTGAACTCGTCCGAGGCGTACCAACTTTATCGCGGCATGCTGGCTGATCAGATTGCGCTGGAGGGCACCCGCTATCCAGAGAACCAAGAGTTTGTCGCCATATGAGCCAAGCCCTCCAGACCGCAAGCATCTCAGCGCCAGGCTTCTTTGGCCTGAACACGCAGGACAGCCCTCTGGACTTGGCGCAGGGTTTTGCCTTGGTCGCAACGAACTGCATCATTGACCAGTACGGTCGCATCGGCTCGCGCAAGGGCTGGGCACGGGTCAACTCGTCGTCTGGTGACCTCGGAGCCAACAACGTGGGCGTCATCCATGAACTGGTGCAGGCTGACGGCACGCTGACTGTGCTGTTCGCAGGCAACAACAAGCTGTTCAAGCTGGACGGCTCCAACGCTGTGTCTGAGTTGACCTATGGGGGCGGGGGCACTGCGCCCACCATCAGCGCCAGCAACTGGTCGGTGGCTTCGCTCAACGGCATCACCTACTTCTTCCAGACGGGCCACGACCCGCTGATCTTCGACCCTACCATCAGCACCACAACGTATCGCCGCGTCAGCGAGAAGTCAGGCTACGTTGGAACTGTGCCTTCGGGCAACATCGTGCTGTCGGCCTTTGGCCGCTTGTGGGTTGCGGACACCGCCACCGACAACGTGACGGTGTTCTTCTCTGACCTGCTGTCCGGCCATATTTGGAGCACAGGCACAGCGGGCACGCTGAACATCGACCGGGTGTGGCCAAACGGCTCAGACGAGGTGACTGGTCTCGCGGCCCATAACGGCTTTTTGATCATCTTTGGCAAGCGCCAGATTCTGGTGTACGCCAACGCCACGACACCCGCCACAATGAGCCTGAGCGACACGGTGGGGGGCATTGGCTGCATCGCCCGTGACACCATTCAGAGCACGGGCAAGGACATCTTGTTCTTGTCCAACTCGGGTATCCGGTCGTTTGCCAGGACGATTGTTGAGAAGTCAGCGCCCTTGGGTGACCTGTCCAAGAACATCCGCAGCGACTTCATGTCGATTGTGGCTGGCGAGACGCTGGCCAACATCAAGTCGGTGTACTCAGAGGCAGAGGCGTTCTATCTGGTGACGCTGCCATCAGTCAAAGAGGTGTACTGCTTTGACACCCGCGTGCAGTTGCAAGACGGCTCGTTTCGCGTCACCAACTGGAACTCGATTGAGCCAACGGCGCTGCTTTCGCGGCGCAACGGTGACGTGTTGATTGGCAAGAACGGCTACATCGGCAAGTACAGCACCTACCAAGATTACACATCGGCGTATCGGATGCAGTACTTCACCAACCACGCCGACCTGGGCAACCAGAACGTCACGTCGCTGCTCAAGCGCCTGAAGATCGTGGTGATCGGCGGCTCAAACCAGTTCGTGACGATGAAGTGGGGCTTTGACTTTGCCACGAACTACCAGTCGGCCAACGCGCTGATTCCAACGCAAGGTATTTCAGAGTACGGCGTTGGGGAGTACAACATTGCGCAGTACGCAGACGGTGTGGCCTTGCAAACCTTATCGACCAGCGCAAGCGGCAGCGGTAAAATCGTGCAAACCGGATACGAAACCAACATCAACGGCTCGCCGCTGTCGATTCAACGGATTGAAATCCAATCCAAAGACGGGAAAATGTCATGAGCAATTACACACAGAGCACCAACTTCGCCACGAAAGATGCGCTGCCGTCTGGCGACCCGCTGAAGATCGTCAAGGGCACCGAGATCAACACGGAGTTCAACAACATCTCTGTGGCCATTGCGACCAAGGCTGATTTGGTATCACCTACGTTCACAGGCACGCCCGCTGCACCTACGGCTTCAGTCAGCACCGATACGACTCAAATTGCCACGACAGCTTTTGTGCAAGATGTAGCCGCAGCAATCAAAGAAGCGCTGTTCCCCGTCGGTTCAATCTACGTTAACGCCGGGGTGTCAACGAACCCCGCTACTTTGCTTGGCTTTGGCACTTGGACAGCCTTCGGCGCAGGCCGGGTGATGGTGGGCCTGGACGGCAGCGATGCCTCGTTTGACGCGCTTGAAGAAACAGGCGGTAGTAAAGATGCTACGCTGGTTAGCCACAACCACACCGCAACCGTTACAGACCCCGGTCACGCGCACAATTTAGACGGCCAAACTATTCAGGGAGGGGTAAATCAGTCGCCTTCGGGGGTTACTGACACTAACACAAGGCCGTTGGGTTTGCAGACAGCTAGCGCAACTACAGGTGTTACTGTTGGCATTTCAACGCAAGGCTCCAGCGCCACCAACGCCAACCTCCAGCCGTACATCACCGTGGCCATGTGGAAGCGTACTGCATGATCACGCACCACTTCAGCGATGGTCTGTATGCCAAGCAAGCGGTTATCCCCGCAGGCACAGCCATCCTGAAACACACGCATGAGTTCAGCCACCTGTCTATTCTTGCCAGTGGCAAGGTGGCGGTGCTGCGCGGCACAGAGATTGACATTGTTGAGGCGCCAGCCTGCATTGAGATCAAGGCTGGTTTGACGCACGGCGTCAAGGCGATCACGGATTGCGTTTGGTTTTGTATTCACGCCACCGACGAAAAAGACCCGTCAAAGGTGGACGACGTTTTGATTGGAGTTTGACATGCCTATTACAGCAGCCTTAATTGGTGGTGGCGCTTCTCTGTTGGGCGGTATGCTCGGCGGCAGTTCAGCCAAGAAAGCCGCGCAGGCTCAAGCCGCAGCGCAGGTTGAGGCCGCACGAATTGCGGCTGAAGAATCGCGGTTCCGTCCGGTCGGCATCACGACACGCTTTGGCCAGTCGCAGTTCCAGACCGACCCTCAAGGCCGCGTCTCTGGGGCCAGCTACACGCTCGACCCCCAACTGGCAGCCATGCAAGACCGCTTCTTGGGTCTGGCAGGTGGTGGGCTGGGCCAAGCCGAGCAAGCGCAGCAGCAGTTCGCACCCTTGGGCCAAGCGGCGCAGGGTCTGTTCGGCCTTGGCCAGCAATATCTGGCGCAGTCACCTCAAGAGGCCGCGCAGCAGTACATGGCCGGGCAACAGAACCTCTTGGCCCCAAGCCGTGAGCGCCAGTTTGCGCAGCTCCAGAATCAGTTGTTCCAAACTGGCCGTGGCGGTCTGTCCGTTGGGGCCACAGGAGCTCGTCCAGGCGGCGGCGCAGGTCTGGGTGCGACAACTCCTGAGATGGAGGCGTACTACAACGCCATCGCCCAACAAGACGCTGGTTTGGCTGCGCAGGCCATGCAAGCCGGGCAGCAGCAGACAGCCTTCGGTGCTGGTCTGTTTGGCACTGGCGGCAACCTGCTCACGCAAGGCTACGGCGGTCAGGCAGCGGCTCTGGGTCCGTATCAAGCCTACTTGCAAGGCGCGACTGGCCTAGAGGCTTTGGGTCAGCAGCCGCTGGACATGGGCTCGGCTTTGGGTGGGCGCAACGTCAACACATCCGGCGCAAACGCGCTGTACCAAGGCGGTATGGCTGCTGCGCAGTCGATGGGTGCGGCCAACGCCTACAACCCGTTTGCCACGGCTCTGGTCGGCGCGGCGGGGAACAAAGACTTTACCAACGCTCTGGCTAAACAATTCAACCCGTACGGTGGTACGCAGCAAGGCGCGTATGGTCAACAAGACCAGTATTTGGCTGGCGCGTTTGCAAATCCGCAGTCGCCGCAAGCGCAAATGTTGGCCGCGCAGAATTTCGGGTTCTAAGGAGTAAGACATGGCAGATATTGTTCCATCCCTGTTCGGCTTTTCACCTCAGATGTACCAACAGCAGCAGCAAGACCGGGCCGATGCCCAGGCGCTGCAATACGCCAAGCTCGACCCATTCCAGCAGGCCAACTTCGCCATTGGCCGTGGTGCCAACATGCTGGGCGGCGCGATCGGTGGTGCTCTTGGTGGCCAAGACCCTGAGTTGCAGCGCATCACAGCGCGTCAGCAGATCGCGCAGCAGATTGACCTCACTGACCCCGCGTCTATCCAGCAGGGCATGGCCATGCTGCGGCAGGCGGGCGACACCGTGGGCTTGCAGCAGTTGGCGCAGATATTCCGTCAGCAGCAGGAAAGCGGCGCTTTGATCGGCCAGCGCAACGCGGCTGCGCAGGCGTCCATAGCCCAAGCAACCCGCGAGCGCGGCCCTACGGGCGATGTTGCAAAAGCAATGCGTGTTGGCGAGATAACCCGAGCCCTTCAAACACCTGAGTTGAACCCGCTTGAGCGCAGCGGCTTGGAAGCAGAATTAAGTTCACTGAGCCCAACCAAAGCTAAAGAGCCTACAACCAACGAGATAACTAACGCTGCTGCTTTTGCCGCTACCAAGGGTGAGCCCGGCACACCTGCGTACACAGACGCGTTCCGATCTAAATTTAATGAATTGATTGCGCCCAAAGAGCCCAAAGGCCCAGGCTTTGGCGCGGATGCCGAACGCGCTTCCAAAGCCAAGTTCGGCAAACCTTTCGCTGATTTAACGCCTGCTGAGGCCGTAGAGGTCA